CTTGGGATGCCACCCTTTTGAGGAAATTGATTAAATGCCATTATGAAATCTCCACTCCACTGATGTGGATTGTCACAGCAGTTGTAGATGCAAAACCAGTAATTGTCTTCGGGGTTGCATTAGCAGGTATAACCTGCTTCATATCAAAGCCAACTACAGAGTTAGCTGGAATAGATACTGCAGGAACAATTGCAATTCCATCAATGGCAATAGTTGCCGTTGATGCGGAGGTTGCTGTATTAGCTAATACAATGTTCGAAACAACAGTTATTGTTGATGTGTTTGGCACTGTGTATAGCGTTGCACTTGATGTAGCTGCTGCTGTTCTAGCAAGAGCCTGAGTTAATGTAGCCATTAGTTACTACCTTTCTTAGATTGCTTCCATAAGAAGCAGGGTTAGTTCGTCTTTAATACTTCCTGGTCCATTAAGAACAATGTCAACCATGCCATTGATAGTTGTTATAGTTGTTCCAGAGGCAATGAGTGTTGAACCAAGCGTTGGTGCTGAATATGCGCTAGCCGAGTTGATTGCTGCCCAGGCAGAACCAGTCCATACTGACATTTCGCCAGTGCTTGAGTTGAAGTACAACGCACCAACAAGGAGAGTATTTCCGTCATTGTCCAATGTTGGAGGTGTTGTCTTAGACCCAAGATACCTGTCATCAAATTGGTCATATACCGTTGCTGCGCTAGAAGCAGAGGTTGCTGCAGAGCTTGCTGAAGTAGCAGCTGAAGATGCAGAAGTTGATGCTGATGTAGCACTTGTTGCTGCAGCCTGTGCATGATACTTGGCTGAGAATTCTCCACCCGCAACTGCTCCAGTGGTTTTAGTTGCCCAATCGTTGGCTAAGGTTGCAGATGCAGTTGCATCTGTTGAACTAGATGCAGCAGCTGTAGCCGATGCTGCAGCTGAAGTAGCACTAGTTGCAGCTGCTGTTGCACTATTGGCAGCGCTTGTAGCACTGGTCGCAGCAGCAGTCTGTGATGTTAAAGCACTTGATGCTGATGTTGCAGCAGAGCTTGCGCTGGTAGCAGCAGCAGTAGCCGAGTCAGCTGCGCTAGTTGCGGATGTTTGAATAGCAGCCACAGAAGCAGCAGCGGTAGTTGCACTATTGGCTGCAGAAGTTGCAGAAGTAGCGGCAGCGGTAGCGCTTGCGGCGGCAGACGTTGCAGAGGTAGCAGCGGAGGTTTGGCTAGTTAAAGCAGATGATGCACTGGTTGCTGCTGCGGTTGCGGATGCTGCTGCAGAGGTAGCAGATGTAGCTGCTGCTGTTTGAGATGTAAGAGCAGAGGATGCTGAAGTGGCAGCAGCTGTTGCTGAGGCAGCAGCGCTGGTTGCCGAAGTTGCTGCAGCAGTGGCTGAGTTTGCAGCCGATGTAGCAGATGTTTGAATAGCAGCTACTGAGTTAGCAGCAGATGTGGCTGACGTTGCAGCGGATGCAGCAGATGTTGCTGCTGCAGTAGCACTGGTCGCTGCAGATGCTGCGGATGTCGCAGCAGCAGCAACTTGAGCATCAGCAAAGTCTTTGCGTACAGCATCAGAAGATGCTGTTGGTGTAGCAAGGTTTGTAATCTTAAATCCGCCAGCAGATAAGTCAGAACCTAGAGTTGCGCTAGAATATGTACCACCAGTAATTGTTGCGGTAGATGTAAATGTACCGCTGATTGTTGCACCAGCAATTGTTGGTGTATTAACTGTTGGAGATGTAAGGGTTTTAGAAACCAGGGTTTGCGCCCCACCTGTGCCAACAATATCTCCAGTTATTCCGTGTGCATTGGTTGCTGCTTCATGTGAACGGAAATCTGTAAAGTCAAGAGCGGATACACCATGTTCAACAGTTGCACCGACAGAGTGTGCCTTAGAGCTAGTACCGTCTACGCCACGAGTTACCGTATAGGCAGTACCAACAAGACCAGTTACCGTAACGATTTCTTCGTTGGCTGTGTCTTTCTCAAGGATGAGTGTGAATGGATACTGTGATGGAAGACCCGACGCAGCAGCCAGTGACAAGCTTGTGCTTGATGTGCTTGCATCAATCGCTTGGGACAGTGTCGTCTTAGCAGCGGTTGAGCTATAGTAACGTGCAATTGTTGGCATGTATTACCTCGTATACTGGATTGTGTTTAGGAAGTTTGCTTGCTGCTTTGCAATTTCTTCGGATAGTCTGACTGTGTAAAGCTGGAAGATATACTTGGCAGCATTGGTAGATGCCCCAGCTTGTACTGGTTGGTCAAGAGCATCTGCAGATACAGATACAGCTGTAACCTTTCCAGGGTCTACTGTTGATAACAAACGATACATAGCACCAAGGCGAACCACGTCTTCGCAAGATGCTGGCAAACCAGACACAGTTAATTCCTGGTTATCTGTAATAGTTGTTGGAAACTTTGTGTATTGCACATTGACTGTGCGACCAGGCATAGGTGATTCCTTAAGAATCAAAGCCTGCTTGATAGACGCTGTATCAGCGTCGTAATAGTTTTTATCTACTCGATAGTTCTTAATAATCTGCCATACGCCAGTAGAGTCTGGGACATCCCATGAGATTCCAGTAATGTCTTCTAGTGCATCTGGCATGATATATGAATAATCAGAGCCATTAAAATTAAATGTTGTATATGTAATACAAGGGAAGTTCATTCCCTTGATTGTTTCAAGGATAGCCCGCTTGACTTGATTCCTTGGGAATATTGGATTGTTTCGTACTACCGAACCAGTTACATGGCTTGTTGCTGTTGTGCCACGCCAGCCACGTCCTATTGTATTGCCAGTGGTTCCAAGAACTTGGATAGCACCGCTGGTTGGAATAACTTTCTTAAGATAAATAAGCTCGTCATCTATCTCAACAATACCTTTGCTAAGGGCGGTTGCATCATCAACCAACATGGTTGAATCTCCAGCCGTTGCAGCACTGGTAATGACTGTGACAGATTCCTGATTCTTTACATAGGAATTAACTTCACCGAGTGTTTGTTCGGTCAGCTGATTAAGCGTTGCCATTATGCCTTTGCTGCCCTTCCGATAGTGTCAGATACTCTGACTGCTTTCTGTATATCTTTCATCTTTGTCGAAGCTGGTTGAATGCCAAGTTTGCGAGCATCACGATATGCGCTCAACTCTCGGTCAGTATTTTTAATTGCTGCTGCAACTGGTTCATTGCTAATAGCAATGTTTGATGCTTTAAGGCATTCGCCCCATGACTCATGGTCTTGGGTCTTGCAGCCAGTTCTACACTTCGACAATGTATTCTCCGTAACCTGCAGCGGTTAACTCCGCTGCCTCTGCATCTGTAATTGGGTTGTCATATCCACCGCGTAATACGCGGGCATAGTCAGCCAGTGAAGAATCTTGTGGCGATACAATTGTTGACCAAACACCAGCGGTGTTTTTTACAACTGTCTTACCCCATGGATAAGAAACAAACCAAAGGTCATTTTGCATACCTAGTTTGATTCTCATGGTTGGTCCACGAAAAATCTTTGCCATTACCATTTCACCTTATCTGCCCAGTACGCTGCAGACATAACACCTTTAGATATGTTTTTAGCGTGACGAGCCTTAAAGGATTGACGACGTTGGCGATAGGCTCTGCCTTCGCCTGCCTTCTTTGGTGAACCACTGACACCCTGTTGACCAAAACGGATTGTCTTTACTTGGGAGCCAGACTTGGCTACTACCACGTGTGACTTTGTTGGATGGTTCGGTGTGCGCTTAGGCTTATTGAAGCCTGCCACTCCCGCTCTCTTTAGCCTTGGGTCCATTCTTTTTATACTCCCCGACTTTTCCTAGTACCGATTGGATACGCCCATCTTTACGAAGGCGAACAATCATTCCGTCTTTAATCTGTATTGGGTTGAAGCCGTGGTGCGACTTATACTTACCCGATGACATTACTTCTTCTTTACTTTAGGTTTCTTAACCCCAGGCTTTTTAGCCATCTTAGCCTCGCTCATTGCAATAGCAATAGCTTGTTTTCTTGAGGTTACCTTTGGTCCCTTTTTAGAACCTGAATGAAGAGTCCCAGATTTGAACTCTTTCATAACTTTTTCTACTTTAGACTTTTTCATATTAGCACTTGCACTTTGCTTTGCCACACTTCTTGCACTTTTTTGCTGGCATTACTCTTCTCCCTTTTCTGTGAACTCTGGTTCATCTAATTCCCAATCAGGTAAATGGCGAACCATTAGTTCCCACGCTTCACCTTCGGTAAATCCTGCCTGTGCAAACGAGTTGTATAACTCGTGTGCCTGTACTGCGTATTGCTGGAGTGGCGTAAAGAAATCAATTGGTAATTCTTCAGCCTTCTTTTTCTTAGCCATTTATCTCCTTATGTGGAGAGGGGTGGTTTCCCACCCCTCTCACTATGTAAACTAGGAAGCGATGCTTGACTTAGTCTGGATGACGTAACGTGCTTCCTTGCGGTAGACGTTCCATCCAAGAAGACCCTTCCAACCCGCTGGGCGGAAGCGCATCAACTTATCTGTTACTGGACCGATAACGGTCTTTGGCTCATAAGAAACAGCCTCAACAAGAGCCTGCTTACCAAGAAGAACAGTTGCGTAAACCTTTGATGTACCAGAACCTGAAATAGATTCAGCACGTGGGGTTTCGATATAACGAACCTGGTCGTAGATACCGATTTCACCGTTCCAGAGGTTAGCTACGCCAGCCTCAGTGTAGGTGTGTGGAAGCTGCCATGAAACGTTTCCAGCAGTTGCTGCTTCTGAACGAAGGTCAAAAGAAACATCTGGGTGGATAAGCGCTGTATAGAAGCCACCGTCACGTGGTTGTACAGATGCACCGCGAAGCTTTGCAACACCCTTGCGAGCAAGAGCTGCAGAGATGTATGGAGCTGTGGTGCTTGAGGATACGTTCTCACCGTTGATGGTTGTTTCATCAGCTGATGTTGTTCCTGTGTAACGCATTGTTGCAAGAGAGGTGAGCTTGCTCCAAACTAGG